GCCATAAAACACAGATTCAACGTTGTCAAAATATTTAAGAGGAGCATCAAGCTCTTGAGCTATCAACTTCTCGCACATACGATCACATATTTTCTCACTTTCTTCTAGGATATCAGGGTGCAACACCTCAAATCCTCCATTCCAGAGAGAATAATCACCACTCTTCAATGCATCCTTCATTGCATAAAAAGCTGTTACAAAATAGAAGAGATTCTGAATAGAATTAATATCCGCTGTCACAACCACACCTGATGGCAACCCTTGTGAGGTCAACATCATGGTGTTTCCTGCTAACACATACGTGTGTATCATTTCATCAAGCAAAACTGCTCTGACTTTCTCAGCTTTCAACTCTTCTTCTGTCGGGTTGTGTGGATCCTTCCTATACCACACATTTATAATGCGCACCACCCGACGTGCACTTTCACCATCAAACTTACCATCCCAAAGTTCGTAGTCTCCAGCGAAGACATCACCACCAAAGCGGTTCAGCCTCTGATAAAGACGACTCCATCCGGGACCACTTGGATCAATACCTACACTTTGCGGAAGCACAGTGTGATTTTGATTCATCGTTGCAACGAATGCTCCAAAATACTGACGGCACAGGAGATTATAATCCATTGGAAGGCAATCAAACACCCTAGTGGCGCCTGCTCTAATCTTCTTCTCCTTCCTTCTCTCATCTTTCAAATTAGCATAACTGTATGAGAAAACTCGTTCACCTTTTTCCGCAGCTTTCAAACGTTTCACAAAACGCTCAAGAAGTTCTTCTCCGAACTGGTTATTTGCAATTCCATATTGCTCTTCACCCAATTCTTCAAAGAGAAATCTCTTACCCTTTGATCCAGGTGGTCGCCACTTCTTATAAGGTCTGCCCGGACTAGTCAGCATATTTATACGTTGATACCCTGCCAAAGGTACACCGTTAATAGCTTCATGCAGCGATAATAATCGCTTACCGACACCTTTAGGAGCGAATTTCCTCAACATATTAGTAATCTCTTCCTCAGCACTATCCATAGCACCCAGTGAAAATGGTCGCATTGGTTCAGCATACTTCTTCAAACCTTTTTCCATGGGTGAAAAGGTATTATCTTCCACTCTTGGATCAGATGCTGATAAAACGCTAGGGAATGTTGTTGGTTCTCGAATTAAACCATGTAGGGGGGATGGGATAATATCCGTTCCTTTCGGAAAACGTTCCACATCTTGACCATGTGCTTGCC